GTTCCACACAAAGCGTAGAAACTTCATCAGCTTTTTTTTCTATCTTATCAATTTTCTTATGTAATTTATCAAAAATATTCATTATGCAGTTCCTGATTGATGTTCATATATTACTCTTACAACCATTGAAATAGCACCGTAAGGAAATAATTGTCCAGCATCAGTTTCTATTTCAATAACTTCTGTATCTAAAGCATTTCCACCTCTTGTAATATCTTCTTCAAGTTTGTTTTCTAATGCTTCAGCTAATTCATTTCTTGCTGTGTCTATATTAGATTCTGCACCTTTAGTATAACCTGTAATTAAAAATTCTAATGTATTAATTCTTGTTCTAGCACCACCGCCTAATTCTTGATCTTCTTTTGTTTCTAATTGTGTTTGAACTAGAACTGCTGGATATTGTTGTTCAGATAATTCATCTAATGGAAAAGGTTGTCTTGTAGCTTTTTTAATAGTTGGACTACTAATAGCTTGAATTGAAGTTAATATGTTACTTGCAATATCTTCTCGTACACTCATAATCCCAATCCTCTAATTTGTTTAGTTATATATTTAACAAAGTTTTTTTGAATTACACGTCTTAATTTTATATCATGATCAAAAAATCTTCTAACAGGTAAATTACCCGCACCTGTTTGATGATACATTGCTTTTTCTGCTTCAAGGTTACTTCTAAAATAAACTGAAGCCCTTTTTCTATTAACTATCCTTGAAGAAATATTTTGTAACATTCTATTTGTGTCTTGTAAATCAACTCTAGTTTTATTTTTTAATTTTGAATAAGCTTCTGAGTAAGGTAGAAATCTTTTTCTTTTGTAATCTAATCCAGCAGAAGTTCTTCTAATTATTACTTCTTTTAAATTTTCTCCCGCTTGTTCTAAACCTCTAGTAATTATTCTAGGAAGCTTACCAATAAATTTGGAATATCTACTTTGAACGTTGTTAAGATTTGTATTAACTTTAATATCTAACGCCATTATCTAATCAATCTACCGTAGCCGTGTAAATTTTCTCTTTCTGCAACTGATATAGTTTGATTGTCATCAGCGTCATACTCAACACCATCTTCTAATATTTTTTGAAACTCAACATTATATTGACTGTTATAATGTTCAATCATTCTTTCAAATCTATCTTTATCAGCTTCTGGTCTAAATTTTGTTAATGCTGGAAAAAAGAATTTAGATAAAAATAAATAAACACCAGCACGTTTGAATTGATCTAGGTTAACTCTATCTGGCTCTAACTCTACAGTATTTAAAACTGTAATATCTGTATAAACATTTGTCTTATATGTTTGCCACCATCTAATTCTTAAATCTCTTAAAATATCGTTTGTTGTTTCTGTAATCCAAGTTGTTACTTTTGAATCTCCTGAAGCTATACCAAAATCAAAAGCATCTGGCTGATAAGCTGTTACGTCAGAAGTTGTAATTACATTTAGCCCAGTAAAATTCGTCATAATAAAATCTCCTAATTGTTAGCGGGGGAAATACCGCTAGGCAAGATCCCCCACTAAAGAACACTAATTAAAGTGCCGCATCAGTTGTTACTTGGCAACCAAAGTCATCTTTGATAACTCCAGTACCGTAAGTAACTGTACCAACAATCTCAGTTGCTCTTAATGAAGCATCTCTTTGAGTTTCAACTTTGAAATCTGATTTCATAGCTAAGCCCAAAGCTTGAGGGTGGAATACACCACCAACTGCGTCATCGTATTGGTCAGCCGCAATGTTTGCATTTTCGAAAAGGTCGATACCAAATACAGTACCTACATAACCAGTTCTTAATGTTTCTTCTGCACCCATGCTTAAAGCATTAGCACCAGTTGAGTAACCAGCATTAGTTAAAGATTTCTTTAAGTTAAACATAGCCTTAGGAGAAAATACTCCGTAGTAAGGTCTTGGAATGTTTAATGATCTTAAAGTTGCTTCAGCTTTTAAAAGTAGATCAGCAGTTAATTCAGTTGCCGCCGCACCTAAATCGTTACCAGTTGCAAAAGATGCAAATAGTGCCGCTAAGTCAGAGTCTACTTTTTTCGCAATAGCTTCTCCAAATAACTTACCAATGTCAGCCGCAACATCTCTTGAAGCTGTATCTCTACCTAGATCTGTAAGCGTAGTCATTACACCTACTTCACTCGCAGTAATAGTAGCTTCAGTTGGGTTGATAGCTGTGTTTGATAAATCAGTTGCTTCAGATACTGAATCTGCCGCAATTACTGGATAAACTGGAACAGCAACTTGTTTGCCTTGACCAGTGATATTATAAGTCGTAACTAACGGTCTCATAACAGAAGTTTCTTGGAAGTTAAAAATCGCTTCTTGAATAATTTCTGTATATAGTTCCGATAGCGTTGACGATGTTGTTTCGTTTGCCATTTTAATTACCTATATGTTAGTTGTTAATTGTTAATTTAGGATTTAGTTTAAAACCACTTCTAGACTTACGCATTTCTGCATAAACTTTTCTATCCGCAGGATTATTTAAATCCAAGTCGCCAATATTTCTTGGTTTTTGGCTATTACCACCGATAGCACTCTGGCTTCCTGAACCAGACAGTGACCCTTGACGGAAGTGTGGGTTGCTATCTAAAAACTCCTTAACTCTTTCTTCAATCGTTAAAGCTTGTCCTTTGTCGTTATATCTTACATTTCCATTTTGATCAAGAACTTCTGGTCTACCATCATCAGCTAATTGGATTTCTGATTTTAGCAAAGCAACAACTTGATCTGGGTTAACCGCTCTACTTGAAGAAGCAACAGAAAGTATTGATTTATCAATCTTTTCCATTTGCATTTGTTGTTTAAAAGTAGAAAGTTCTTTTTCTTTTTCAGCTAATCTATCTTGCATAATCTTTTCTATTTCTGCTTTTGTTTTAGCTTCCTCTACTTGTTTTTGTTTAACAAGTTCTTCTTTCTGCTTTTCTTCTTCTTGAAGTTTCTTTTCGTATTTTTTTCTTTCAGCCATAACTCTAGATTCAATTATGTTATTTAATTGATCTTGTGTGAAAGTTTTTGTTTCTGTATTTCTTTCCGTAGTTTCTTGTTTTACTTCTGCATTCTCATTTTGAGTTTGAGCAACTTTATTTTCGTCAGACATTTATACTCCTTATTCTATTATTAGTTCACCGTTATCGTCATACCAATCTGGGTTGACGTAACTCCACTGATGACGACAATTATACCCACCTCGAACAATTAAAGGATCGCCAGATTTTTTACCCGACCAACTTTTTCTTCTCCAAAGTTCCTTGACTTCATCAATCGTAAATAGTCCACTTTTTCTTTTATCATATCTTCCGTTTCTGACAAGTGCGCAATGTTCTCTAGTTGTAGCAATAATACTGCCAAAATATTTAACCATTTTAAGACCCGCTTGATCAGATTTAAAAGCGTTTAATTCAGCGTCAAATTCTCTTAAAGTGTCGTTTAATAGCTGTCCTGAATACTTTTTCATGTTTTCTCCAGCACGATCACTAGCGTATTGCGATTGTAAGATTGATACGTTTTTGTCTATTTTAGTTTTGAGAGCCTTTGCCGTAGCAGTTCTTTTATCTAAACCTCTGTATTTAATTTCGTCTAATTTGATTTGTTCTACCAATGTTCTAATCTCTCTCTGATCTGCTCTATGGTATATTCCGTTAATAGATTTTCTTAATTCAAATTCTAGTTCTGTTGGACTGTTTCCAAGTAAAGTATATTGATAAACTTTCTGGTTTAATGTTCTAGTAAAAGTATTTGATATATCTTTAAACTGTGTGAAAGATTGTTTTTTTAAGTTTTGAATTAAAGTTAAATCAGCTTGAGTTAGTTGTTGAAACTCTACAGGAATATTTCCAATTCTTTTAAAAGCTTTTTCAACTCTTTTAGCTTGTTTGTTAAAACCCTCTCTAACAACTTTATCTGCCCAAGGTAAATATTCTTGGTCTAAAACTTTTCTTATTTCTGGTTGGAAATTTACTGCTGATTTTAAATTAAATAATTTATTACCCTCTGTAGGTAATTTAGTATTAACAAGATTAGCAACTTGTCTTTCGATCTTATCTAGAGTTTCTATTAGTTGTTCATAATATTCAGCTTCAGCAATTTCAACTTGCCTTATACGGTAGTTTGCAACATTTTCTATTAAGTCCGCCATTCATTAAATTTCTTCTTCTTCTACTTCTTCTTCAACTTGTGGTGCTTGAACTTCATCTTGTGTGAATTGTCCTACTTCAGCTTGTGTATCAATTTCATCAAAAATAATTCCAAGTTTTTCATCATTATCAACAACTGATCTTGCAATTTCTTTATCAATTTCTTTTTGTAAAGTTGGAGATGGTACGTTAACTGATTTAGCTTGTTGATAGAAAATTAAATCTGAAGCGTAATCTCTAATGTTGAAACTATCTGGGTAATCTATCTCTCCGTCAAATTCTCTATTTTGAAACTCTGCAAATAATTTAAATAATTGTTCTTCTGCTAGTTGCATGTAATCTGCTTTTTCAGAAAGTCTTGCATTAAGTAATTCAAATTCTGTTTGAAGTGCTATACCAGATGAAACTTGTGTTTTAGTATTTCTTACTGCACCTATGTGTGAAATTCTGTTTATAGCATCAACTTTAGTTTTAATTGAATCCATTATTGCGGCTAAAGATTGACCAGATGGTTGAAGTAAATATGGTTTTAAGTTTGAATCCATTTCTTCTGGCATTTCAATAATAGCACCAGCACCCGCAGAAGCATTAACTCCTGGAGTTTTAACTAATGACGGGTGGTTAGTTAATCTGATAAGTTGTTCTATTTCTGAATACTCATTGTAAATAGCTTTTTGAAGATCAGCAATATCTGTAAGATCGCTTTGACCAATTCCTCTTTTGTGAGATTTAGAATTGTACAAAATAACTGCGGGTATTTTGCCTAAGCGATTAGGAACAGTATCTATTGTAGTTGGCTCGTCATAGTTTGCTTTTTGATAAACAGTTTCTATAACATCTGGTTTCCATACTCTAAAATATGTACCACCATCTCTATCTACTTCTTCTCTAACTTTTAAATAGTTTAAAACATACTTGCCATTTATTTGTCTTTCAAAATTCCAATCAAAAACATTTTCAGGAGTTACGATTGTAACGTAAGGTTTAATGTCAGCTTCAATTTCTTCTGCTAAAGTATTTGTTGTTACATTTGGTTTGTCTAACATTAAAAATACATGACCGTAAATAGAAGCAAAGTTTTGAGCCTGTTGCATTACTGTATTAAAGCTATTACCCTCTAAGTCAGCATCTTTTAAAAAATTTTGTAAAGCTACATCATCTTCTAAAGTTCCAAAATCTCTACTTGGTTTAACTCTAAATAAAAATGATGAATAAATTTGAACTACGTTTTTACAGTGATTGTCTAAAGCTGTGTTACCTAATCTCTTTGCGTATTCGTTGTCAAGTTCAAGATTGTATCTATGTAAGTATTGACCAGCAGAATAATCGAAGCCACCGTTATAAGAACGAATGTAGAACTCCCATTTATTTACTGACTCTTGATAATCTTTATGTGTTTCTAAAATTTCTTCTCTTGCGTATGCCATATTATACTGCCCATCTTTGCGGTGAAAAAGATTTACTTTCTGAAATCAAAGGTTTAACTATTTCTACTAAATATCCGATACTGTCATTCATATGGTCAAATCCCTCAGCCTTGTCAGGAATATTTGTATTTTCCTTGTATATCTGCCTTTGTAACCCTTTTATGATCGTTTTGCAAGTTGGATTAACATAAATGTATCTTTTGCCGTTTGAATCTTTTAGCCTAGAGTTCACAGCGTTAACTCGATCTCTAATTAAACTGTGTTTAAATTTACATTTAACATTAAATCCAGCGTTTTGTAATATTGTTAAATCTGTTTTACCACCAGCAGAAGTTTTTCTTTGTCTACAGGCGGGGTCGGGATAAACAAATATTTTGCTTTTGCTACCGTATCTATTTCTGATTTCTTCTACCATTTCATCTGTGTTTGAAGAATAAATAACAATCTCATCAACAAAATGAATTATATCTCGATCAATCTGGCAAACGGAAGCTGACATTGGATCCACGTTAAAGTCTAAGCCAATATGAATTGGTTTTGACCAATCTATTTGTTTGTGTTTAACATTTTCTACAGGGTGGAAATTATAATAAACTGCACCAGCATAATTTTCAAACGTACCCTCAAATTCTTGTCTAAATGTTCTAATGTCAATATCTTGTTTAGCTTGTTCGATTTCTTCTTTAGAAACCATGCCACCCTCTAGTGTAGTAAATTGAAAACTATCCCACTCTCCATCTTCTTTGCCTTTAAGATACATACGGTAAGACCAATTACCATAACCTTTAGGAGAACCACACATCAATACATGCCCTTGAGTATCTGCAACAGAAGCCCTTAAAACTTCAGTCCAAGCTTTTTCGTCAATATCAGCAAACTCGTCCATGATTAAAAAATCTAATCCAGCACCCCTTAGTCCATCATAATTTTCACAACCTTTTAAAGTAATCTTGCTTCCTGTTTTCTTAATCGTTATTGATAGATTAGATTCATTTATAGTTTCTATCCAATTAAACGCATGAAGCATTTCTTTAAGTTTAGACCAAACAATTTCTCTAGCCATTTTGAAAGTAGGTGCAACATACCAGATATTTTGTTTAACTTTTGTTGCGTATTTCATCATTTCAGTAATACAAAGATAAGTCTTACCAAATCTTCTTCCTGAAACTAAAACTCTAAATCTTTTTTTACTTGTTGAAACCTTATGTTGGGGTTTTGTTAATGTTATTTTCATTACAGAAATAAGATATATATAATTTTTCGCTATTGATTTCTTTCTCTTTTAACTCTGCAAATTTAATAGTCAACTGTGAACCAGCAACTACGCATTCTGTCCATGTATCATAAGCGGGTTTAATTGTCATGGTGTTATTACAAAAGCCTGTGATTGCTGAGCAAATAGTAAAGGCTAGAACAAATTTCATTTATGCTTTCTTTTAAGCTTTTTACCTGTAGCCCACCAAATAAGCTTATAGCAAACCCTAACTACAAAATTATAAAACCAATTAATCATTTTAAAAACCTTTTTCATAATTAAGGATGTAACAGCATTTCTTCTGATTCCTTTTTTAATTCCTTTATTTTCTTTTTTAGTTCTTGTATTTCATGATCTTTTAAATCAATACAAGTTTTAAGAGTATCGCATTCTTTTTCTAAAACATCAATTCTTTTTTGATAATCTTGTTTCGCCATTAAGATACTTATCTCTTATTTTGATCGCTAATGCAAACTTTCCTTTTTCTCTACACTTTTGAATTAAACTTTTTATTTTGAATAAAAAATTATTGTTCATCTTTCTGTTTTATATCAATTATTCTGATACTTCCACTATTCCAATCTTCTTCAACAATAGCTTCAACTTCTCCGCACATCCAACGAACATTATCTCCAGTATTTCTTTCAGCTATTCTTTTTGATTTCAAACAATCAGATAATGAATCTTTATAAGCGTGTTCTAATAAATTTCCATTTAAAAACATACATAAGGCTATTACAGTTTTTATCATTAGTGGTTACCATTTAATTTGCCAATATTTGCTCTTACAGAATCTTTTAGTTTTTCAACATCAATTCTTAATCTTTCTACATCTAATTGTAATCTTTCAATATTAACTTTATTGGTCATGTTTTGTTCTTGAGTTAATTCTAATTTTTCAACTTGTTCTGCAATATGTTCTAGCAACATAAACTGTTCTTGATCTATAGGCTTTTGAACTGAAGCTTCTAGTAAATCTTGTTCGAATAATTGATTTTTAGTTTCTAGGTTATTTAATCTTTCAACTATGCCAAAATAAGCCCATACACCTATCGCTACGCCCACGACAATCGCAATCAAATTTCTTATTGGCAAACCAATCTCTGTATCTTCTGATAATCTTTTCATTCAGCAACTTTACCTTTGTTAACGCCTTTTTTAATAACATACTTTTGAGTTCCATTAGCACCTGTATTAACTTCTTTACGAAGATGTTTAAATATATTCTTTTCTTTTAGTTCTCTTTCTATTCTCTTTAAAAAACTTTCTAATGATTTTGAATCTCTCATTTTTTCTTCCTTTTCTTTGTAGGTTTAATAAATTGTTTATCTACCCAATCAAACCAAGTATCTATCAAACCAAAAAATGTGTATAACCATCTATCAATCATCGCCAACTCTTTATAGCCCAATATACAGGGGAAAGTGATTTCTGCCCCTTAACCTTAGCAAGTATAGGCTTAAACCTTGCCATAAAACTTCTCTTTCTGGCTGGAATATGTTTTTTGATAGACATTGTCTTTGAGCCAAAATTAACTTTTTTAATTCTGCCTGAACTTCTATCTTTTACGAAAACTTTAAACTTCTTAACGTCACCACGTTGTATTTTATTAAGTTTAACTGTACGTCCTCTATATTTAGCCATGAGGCATAAATATCACACTAGCAATTTTAAATCTAATAATTTTTTTACTTGTCCTAATAATTTTAACAAACTATCTCTTTGTTTTTTTACTTCTTGGAGTTCCCATCTTAGCTGTGCAATTAACTTACTTTCCTTGTCCACGGTATTTATTCTTACCTTTCTGTCTACGTTTGTTCTTGTTCATAGTTGAAGTAATTGGTTTTCTGCCAATGGAAGTACCTTTTTCAGTTTTGGTGTACTCAATAGTACTACCGAATAAATTACCCTTTTTCTTCGCCATCTTTTTTTTCTTCAACAGCTTCTATCACTAAAGGCAAAGGCTCGTTATAATTTGTTTGTTCAATCTTATCTCTTTGGTCAAGATGTTGTTTCCCTAACCATATCTGCATAACAACATTACCGCTTAAAGCTTTTTCAAACTGTGCACGTCTTAAACTTATATTGCCCGTCTCTCTACCCTTTTTAATGAGGTGGACATAATTACGTTGTAAGGTCTTTGTAGATACCCCTACGAAAGAAGCAATTTCATCATAAGTACAGTGTAGTTGAGCCAATTTTTGGATAGTTTGCTCGTCTACTTGTTTCATTGGTCTTGCCATAGTTTTGTCCATTTTTACTTTCTCATACAATATATGATTGTATCAATAAATCCACCCCAATAACCCTCTTTACCTTGATGTTTTTGATTATAGTAACTTGGTTGAATATCTACAAAAAAGTGTTTTGATAGCCTGTCCATTCTTTTAAAGAAGTTGTCCATTAATCTGTCTTTAGTAAATGAATATTCAAATACAAGTTTGTTAATGTTGGCGAAATTGTGTTCGTTATCAAATATTTCTAATTCTGAGCCCTCAATATCTAACTTAATAGCGTTTAAATCTGGGTGTCTTGTTAATATTTCGTCAAACTTCATGCACTTAATTTCAACTGTAGGTAACTTTTTCTTATAGTGTGAAACTAAAGAGTGTCGCCAAGTGTTAGGTGCGATTGTGAACTGTCCTGTTCCACCTGTTTGATTAACCGCATATTGGAAACATTCTAAACTAGTAGGATATTTTGAGTTAATCATTGTAGCGTTTTGTTGTAATATTTGGTAATTTTCTGTTTCTGGCTCGTAGCAATAAACTTTCTTTGCACCTTTTGTAGCCGCATATAATCCAAATACTCCTATGTGCGCACCACCGTCAAGCCATACATCATTAGATTCTACGGCAAAATTAAGCTTCTTTTTTCTGTAAGCTTCTTTTGTTATAATTTCTTTAATTACATTCTCGTCAGTTGTATTTTTTCTATATATAAAATTATCTAGCATGTTTAATCCTTTTTAGTTCTTCTTGTGCTGTTCCACACTCAATCATTTTTTCCCTGTAATAACAAATAACAGATATTCTTTCGTATGGTTGGTTTGATTTAGTTTCTGTGTTACCGTGTAATTCGTGGACATCAAATAAAGCTACATCACAGCTTCTAACATTAACAGCAACCCCATATTTAGGAATAACTGTATAAGCACCTTTATAATCCCCTGTTTGTAACACGGCTAAATTTCCAAAACCATCGTGCAAATCTCCTTTATCATAATGTGCGGCAGTTCTGAAATTTTTATTTACTGTAACGGTAGTAAAAACTGTATTGTGTATTTTAAAATCTTTACTTGTTTTATCCCACTGTTTTTTTTGATTAGCAAATCTTTCTGGTAAAGATTCTTCAAAAACTTTAGAGATACTTTGAATATAAGGTAATGCGTTTTTATAAGTGTTAAAATGTTTTTCAGTAAAAGCTGTTTGACGGCAATAAGGTATTCTTGGGTATCTATCAGCATAACCAATTATACTTGAATATACGTTTCTAGCTTTTGGGGAATTAGAAAGAGTTCCATCTTTTTTTAAAGGTAGAAATCTATTACCGCCTAAAACTTTACCTACTACGCTACCATCAACTATATCTCCAACTTGAATATTAAAGTTTCCACCCGCTTTTGCTCTATTACTTGTTTTGCCAATAGCTTTTTTTAAAACAGGATATGCTTTTTCTGCAACATTACTTGGAATACAATTTTTTCTGAAAACTACTAACGGCTCTCCTTTTTCATTATAAACCATAGTATCTTCTGAAACTAAATGTTTTATGTGGCTTTCATCTAAAAAAGTACCTTCTAATTTTTTTACTTCTTCATCTGATAATATAGGCTTAACGTGGATTGTGTTCATTTTGCACCAACTAATTCTTCCTTATAATTTTTATATTCACGTTCAACAACAGCAAAAACAGTATCAGTTAAATTGTCTTTGTTATATTCAACTTGTAATTCCTTAATCATTTGTTTAAATTTTTGTTCAGTTTCTGTATCAAGAAATAGTTGCACCATTTTAACAGTTGAAGTAGGTGCTTGAATATCATCAAGATTAATATCTGTTTTTAAATCATTAGTAGGTTTGAACTCTAATTTTTCTTCTGTAAAATTTTGTATTTCATCAAAGCCTAAACCTGTAAGATCAATATCAAAGTTTGCGTCTTGTAACGCTAACAGTTCTTGTTTTAATAAATCCTTTTCCCATTTAGATTCATCGCCAGATCTGTTGTCCATGATACGGTAGGCGGTAGCTTCTTGTTTAGAAAAATTTCTTTTTAAAACAAACGCCTTATTCTTGCCTAAATTTTTAAGTGCTTTCCAACGAGTATGACCGACCACTATAACATTATCTTGATCTAAAACGATAGGTTGATTATTTCCGAACTCTTTGATAGACTTCATGACTTTTTCAACCGCTTCAATAGGTATTTCTCTAGGATTGTTTTTATAAGGTTTGATTTCGTTAATATCTATTTCTTCAATGTTCATTATCTCCTCATATTAATTTAGTAAGTTTTTTAAAAAGTTTAGGGTTTTGTTTAAATATTTTGGTAAAACCATTACCAACAGCGATTGCGATAGTTTCCTCGCCTTTGTGATTGACGTTAATTTTTTCAAAGTAAATGATGATATGAAAAAGTTCATGAATTACTGTATTAAATAATTTAACGCCTTTAATGGTTTTGTCAATAACAAGTAAATGTTTTTTGGTTTCAAAATAACCGTCATAATTTTTAAGTTTTTTGAACTCAACCTTTATGATACTTCTACCATAACGAATACGATCTAAATTCATTCGTCAGGAATTATCATATTTTTTTCATCATTAATATCTATTTTATACTTCTTACCATCTTTGCTAAATTTTTCATAGTTTTTATCTCTACCATTGTGGGTGTAGCCAAGATTAATAAGCCTTTGGGTTATTGATTTTATTGCGTCCTCGTTATTATCTTCTATTTCCCACCTTCTTTGAGATAGCCAAGTGCTGAAATGTGGCACAAATTTGTCATCTTCTATACCTTTGATTTGGTTGTTATAGATTCTAGCAACATCTTCTAGATCGTTTTCAAAATATATCCAAAGTTTTTGAAAAAGTTGGTGTGCTTTAAATTTTGAGCCTTTTTTCTTGTTAAGCAAACTCCAAAGCTTTTCAAATGCTGGGTCATATATATTATTATTAGGTATAGGACTAGGACTAGGTATAGGTGCTACGTTTTTGCTTGTAGCATTATCACGTTTTGCTAGACCACCTTTTTTACCCGCTTCAGATCGTCTTT